CGTGGTAACACAGAGGTTATGAATTTGAAAAATACTTTTAAACAGAATGTGGATCAAAAATGAATACTTCTGATAATGGACTAGAGTTTCTAGAAGATGTTGAGGGTGTTTGTTTAAAAGCATATAAGGATGGTGGGGGTGTTTGGACTATTGGGGTCGGTCATACGTCTGACTCCTATTTTACAGTCACTCCTACCAGCACTATTACTTTTGACAAATGTAGAGAACTTTTACGATTGGATGTAGCGGAAGCCGAAAAAGCCATCGAAGAGTTAGTTATTGTTTCTTTGACACAAAACCAGTATGATGCCTTAATTTCTTTCATTTTTAATGTTGGAGTTGAACAATTTACTGGAAGCACTTTGTTAAAGAAACTTAATGCTGGAGACTATGCTGGAGCCAGTGCTCAATTCCCTAGATGGGATATGGACAATGGTAAACATGTTCCCGGACTCTACAAACGTAGACTATTAGAACAAGCCCTTTTTAACAAGGCATAAAAAAAGCCCCTTGGACGCAAATCCTTGGGGCTTTCTTTTTTACAGGGTATATATTTTGTATCCCATACCAGTGTGAGAATCATTGTTACTTGCAACTTTGATTGCTTCTTTTACAGAAGCTCCCATTGCTAATGCACCTAACGCAAATTCTGCACCACTACCGATGGCATAATAAGGACTATCTATAGCAATCCATTTTCTATAATCTTCAAACGTAAAGATACTTCCTTCTGCAGTTAGTACTGCCCCACGTAGATTATTACTAGGTCTAGGAGGTTTAATTTCATCTGGTCTAGAAAAGAACTCAGCAACATCAATTATATCCGAGGCTCTACCAGCAAACCCTACATAAAAATCAGAGTGTGGGTAACTGTTTGGATTGGCCTTAAAGTGAAATACTTTAGGCCTCCCCTTCCATTTACGAGTGTTTTCTGTGTACTGTAGATCGCTACCAATCTCAAATTTAGTTACAGCAATTGTTGTTATAGTTATACTCCACAAGAACCACCATGTCCGGTGATATCACAAATGTCATGCTCTTCAAAAACAGTACCCTTATTACTTACTGCTGTTGCGTAATCGCATTCAGTGATGGGTTGACCTCCTCGACTTCCATCTGGGTAACAAGTAAATCCCCGGAGACGTGGAGCATACTTGGCAAGCGTCGTTGCGAATTCTGAAACATTTTGTTCGCTATTACCTTTACTTCCCCAAGAGGGCAGGTTGATGGTAGAACTAATCGACATGTCAACATAATCTTGTATGTCTGCTTGGAATTTGATTCTTCGTTCATAGTCATGACTCAACTTGTACGCCGTATCAATACTGTCTGGGTTGATTCCATATTCTTTAATGAGTCGATCTGCTGTTGCATCAACGACATAGGAATATTTCCACTTTGTTCCATCTGTAAGGAAACGTCTCTTATACGCAACTGCAAAAAGTGGTTCAATTCCTGTAGTTGTCGAAGCAAGTATACCGATGGTACCAGTGGGTGCGATAGCACGGTACGCAACTGGCCTGCTAATGAAAAAGCGGTCGCAGTGTTCATCTGCTGCTCGTTTTGATTCTGATTCATATACCTTTAACCATTCATGAAGTTCTGGAGTGACTTCGTATTTTTGCCCACGTTGGAGGAGCCATTCGTGAATCCCCATGAGGCCAAGACCCAATCGCCGGTTCTTTTCCCGAACTTTATACACTTTCTCGTAGGGTAAATCTGCTCGGAGCGTTCCGCATACGAGGAACTTAGAAGCAAGGGTGACGACCTCTTTGAATTGCTCCAAAGACGAAATATTACCCATATTGATGCTACCAAGATTACATACGTCGCTGTCATCTTCTGACGTAACCTCAGTACAAGCGTTTCGTAAGGTTTCATTTTGTTTATCCCCAAAGTTAAAGGAGAAGCCGGGCTCACCTGTTTCCATAGCTTGACGAACATTCTGTAAAAAGACTGGATTCTTGGGGTCTAATTCAAATTTATACTGAATAGTTCTATCTGTTCCATCATTGTACTCTACATAGTTACCAGCAGCATCATCATAATTAACACTGATGTTAGTCATGTCCAAAGGAGCAGGAAAATTAAAGTCTTTTGCTTTCTGTTCTTTAACTACATCAGACCAGTTTTTTGCTTTAAGGAATTCGGGAATGTCTTCATGTGCCCAATTGAGGCTAGCATAAATAGCACTACGCCGGGAACCCCCTTGCATGACATTTCTTCCAATTTCGTTAATGGCAGCCATGAGAGGTAGGGGTCCGCTAGCAACTCCTCCAGTGCGGGATAAAGGTTTACCGGCTGGTCGCAGACGGGAGTAGTCAATTCCAATACCTCCACCTGTCATAAGACAGCTCATAGCTCGCCATGTAACAGCACTCCATTCTTCACGAGTATCTTCTTCTGCACGGAGAAGATAGCAGTTATTATAGGCTTTATAGGGCCTACCTGCATAATACAGATACCTACCTCCGGGAATAAAGCGCATATTCTTAATATGCTCAACTAACTCTTTGCGATCATTCTCGGACATAAGAGTAGGAAGGGTGCCCCAACGAGAGCCACAAACATCTTCTACAATACGTTCGCTAAGTGCATCCCATGTATCATTAGGGCCTTGTGCATACTTGCTTCTAAAGATGGTTTCTGCAAATTCTGTTTTAAATCTATTGATAATCAACGAGTAGAGTCCTTACTTAATTTGATTCTTTTTAATCGTTCTATATGATCTTCTAGCTTAGGAATAATATCCTCTAGCTTTCCAGTAGCTTGAACAAAGAAGTATCCTTGTTCATCCATTTCCAATACATTTTCTTTTTGAGCAATTAGTTCGGCGGCATTAACTAAATCGTTCAAATCCTCTATGAATTGTTCTTTATAGCCATAAAGCATTTTGTGGAACCTACTCAGTGGAAGCATCATCCCCTCTTTTAATCTTGGAAACTTGTTCTGCAAGATACCTACGTGCCTCTTCTTCTTCTTGTTTACGTTTGATGTAACGAAACTTTTTATCGGCGTGGTTTCTTACTTCTTGAAGAATGTCTTGGGGTTTCTTCTTAGTCGTAAATGTACGCATACATTTTTTCCAAATTATCATTAATCCTGTCTAAAAAAGCATCTACCAAATCTTCTGATGTAATCTCCAAGAGTTCCATCAAGATTGTCTCCTCTGTCTTTTTTAGAGCTTCAATCAGCGCTTCGTTATTCATTATGTGTATATTGTTGTTATTTGTACATGAAACGGGATAGTTTTTCCCGTTTTATCCAGAAGCTCTTGCTCACAAGCAGAGGCAAAGGCATCGGCATCTTCTAGATGTACAAATGCCCCTACCACAGCTTTATCTTCTCTTACTACTAAATAGATATTAGCTTTGTTCTTTGGAAACTTCACGAGTGTCACCATTACCTAGAATGGTTCCTGTGTTTTTACGCAGCAAAAGTTTAAGTGCATTCAGTTCTGCAATATCTTGTAGACAGTACCCTAATTCATGAGCAGCAGCAGTAATATACCATAGTACATCACCTAATTCTTTAGCCGCTAAAACAGTATCTAGTTCTTGTCCACGAAGATACTTCTTAATCTTTTCGGCATATTCTCCAGATTCACCACATAGCCCTAAAGCCGTATAAGACAATGCACTTTTAGTTCCTTGCCCTACATCTGGGTAAAGGGCAGTTTCTTTAATAATTTCTTCGTAGGAAGAAAAGCTCTGGATTGTTTTAGTCATTCTTGCTATTAACTTCAATCAGTTTTTCTAGAAAGTGGATAGCTTTTTGAATATCTTCCAAACCATTCTTATCTTTCCAACGAGCAATGTACTTTAAAGCAGTACCATCTAGATAACCTAGATTCCAGTCTAAAACCACATCCCAAGGTTGGTACTTGACCTTTTTGTAATGGCTTCCACCATACTGCTTCAAATTAGCAGGGGACATATCTTTGATATCTACTTCACTAATCAATTTAATAACGCCTTCCATGAGTAAGGAAATTTTTCTTGTGCTTGGGAAGAGATTATTTCAGCAATCTCTCTTGTTTCTTGTTGAGCATGTGGGTCTAGTCTAAGACGACATACCCTAGAAAAAGCAGCAACAGAACCAGACCAAATCCATTCTGTCATCGTGCTTAAGGGTAGAAGCATTCTTGCTTGTTCAGGAGCAACCCCTCGTGCCAGTAACTCATTATATGCATTAAGGGAATTGCTAACGGTTTCTGCAGGAAATATCCACCCACTACCTAAATCAATAACTCCATCGCTACCTTGTTTAGAATTTACCGGTCTGCCTCGCCATTCTTTCGGAACATAAAATTCCGGTTCGCTATCCACATATCGGCGCGATACTTCATTCCAAGCAAGGCCCACTTGATGTTTGACCAATTGCCTAGCCACGAAAATCGGAGCCTTAATACGAAAAGAGAGAAACGCATGTGCATAGGGAGTCCAGTGTCCATGCTTGGCAAGATACCCAAGAAGCTTTTGATCTTTTTCATCTAAAACCTCAGACTTTTTGTCATAGGAAACTCTAGCAGAATTGACCACAGTAAGGTCAGTACCCATATGGTCAATTAATTCTACAGATTGCGGAACATACTTAGGCATATCGAGCCTTTAGATAGTTTAAAGAAACAGGCATCAAATCAAAGGCCCCATCTTTAACTTCATGTAAAACCAAGATACCTCTCCAATGACGATTACCTTGTGGCCCCATATAGTCTTCATCATGCTCATAACAACTACCAGCAATGATGTTGGTAATCAAAGTACCATCTGCCTTATGGCCCGTGGCTATCTGCAACCCTTGCTGATGCCCCGCCACAGCGGACATATGAGTTTTGAGTAACTGTGCTCTAGCACTAGACGCAGGACGACCAGCAACGCCAGTAACAAAGTAATGAGAGTAAGCGACCCCATCAAGAATAATAACATCAAGAAAGTTAGAAACTGACCAACCAAATTCTTTGTACCCAAGATCGTTAATAGAAAGAACGCCCTCAAGTTTTGCATCGTCATTAACTGCACGATTGATTCTATTTTCATGGTTTCCTAAAGTTAGATACATTTCAGGAACATACTGCTTTTCTTTGTTCCTTTTTGCTTTGCTGTTAAACTCTTTTAGAGGGCTCAGGAGGGCTTCCATAGCCTGTTTGGATGCTTCGATATCATTGATGTAACGACGACCCTCAAAAGACTTTTTTCCTACATCATAAGAGGAAAGACTCTCCATGTCAGCAAAGTCACCTATGCAGATGATCTTTTCTGGTTTCTTTTCTACAATATACTTCCCAATAGAAGTTAAGTAGGAAAAATCATGTCCGGGTTTAGCCTGTACATCAGGAATAACTAAGTGCTTCATTGTACTGTGTTAGTGGAAGGGCTAATAGAAACAGGTTCTTCTGCTAAGAAAGGCAAAGCACCGTTTGCTAATAGATAACTTACACCCACTTCAAGAATAAAAGATGCTTCTTGCTGATTAAAGGTGCCTGCAAATACTACGTTGCCTTGCTCGTCTTTTGATGTGATTTCAAACTTCATTTAGTTCTTTTAATAGTTTAAAGTAATGTTCAGCACTTACAATGGCAAGAGGAATATCATTATCCATTTTTACGATAACTAATGGCTCATGTTTACCATGAGTTTTTGCTTGATCGTAGTAAGTGTGTATTTGTGATGTGGCTTTGTTTTTGCATTCAATTTGATAAGCCACTAATTTTCTTGCTGCAGGACTAAGCTGCACATCCTCTCCCGAGGCTCCCATAGACGTACTCTTTACATCATCAGGTTCTAATTGTGGGAATGTCTCCAAGATCAAATCCCGAACCCATTGTTGTAGGCGTCTTCCTTTAGCTTTACTACTTGCCGGTTTCAAACTTTGGAAACTCCCATATTGTATTTGGTTGTCGTTGAATCCATAGGCATTGCCCGTTCATCAACATTTCTTCATCGTTTGAGTATTGTTCTCTAACAACATCAAACATTTCCTGTTCAGTAGTACAGTCATTAAGTAACTTCTCTGCCTTTTTAGGCCCAACACCAACGCATCCTTTAATATTATCTGTAGGATCACCTTTGAGTAATTGAGTATAAAAATACTTAAGAGAAGTAAATTCGTCTGTAGTAATGAATTCTGCTAGTTTTGTCCATCGCTTCTCAGCTTTTCCACCTGAGATTTCCCAAGAGAAATGTTTTCCCGGAATCATCAACAAGTCCTTATCCAAACTACAAATAATTGTATCTGCATAACTACATTGCTGAATCCCCATTAGATCATCTGCTTCACAGTTATCTGAAACTGTAGCTAGATATTTTTCTTGAAGGAATTTCTTGGCTTCTGTAAGGTGCCTTGGACGAACTAAATTAGCTCTATTGGCCTTATACTCTGGATATATACCATATCTAAAGTTAGTGGGGCCGCTAAGGTAGATATTGAAATCACTGCTTTTCGTAAGATCAAGAATATCTTGAATTGTGTTTTCCATATAGTAAGCACAAATACCAAAATCTTCTTGTTCTGCCGCTGCAGAGCATCTATATGCTACCAGATCGCCATCAATTAGTGCTATCATCAAATTCTATGTGAGCGCTTTTAGCGCGGTGAGGGTATTCCCTACCTTCAAAGAAGCATCTAAGCTCTCCCTTTTTGTAGGATACCCAAGCAGTTTCTTTTATGTTATCTTTACAAAGGACATGTGTAGAGTTGTAATATGGCTTATCGTGCCTTTGAGCAAGGCCAATGTGATAAGAGATAAAACAGAGCAAAGTACACACATAAACCAAGTATAACCATTTAAAACTTTTAAACATATATATGGTGCCTCATAACTGAATCGAACAGTTAACTACGGATTACAAAACCGTTATTATACCATTTAACTAATAAGGCTATCTCCTAGCAAACACTAGGAGAATAATAACTAACGCTAAGAGGGTCAACCCAAACCGGTATTATCTACGAGTTCGATTTCGATCTCTCGATCTCCGAAGATACTGTCTGATTCCACCATTCGCGTAACGACTTTCTTTCCGTTCTTTTTTGCCCATTGAGATAGGGCAGAACGGACTTTTTTAGCATCTGCAGAAATCCGAACAATGTCTCCAACATTTCTTAATTTATCTCCAAACTTATACTGTTCCCGAAGACCCATCGTCTACTCCATTGTCAAAAACCCAATCAGTATATTTTTGTGCTAGCGTGAGCACGTCATCAGGATTAGGGGATACCTTATCTGTCTTAAGAGTATCAATCGCAGCAGACAAAGAACTTTGCTTTACAATCAATACTTGTCGTGCAGCACGCTCTTCACGAGTTTCAAAATCTCGATTTACCACAGTACGATTAGGCACAGCAGTATTGTTAGCAGGAGAAGAACTTCCGCCATCGACAGTGATGGAAGACCATTCAGTGTAGTTTTGGGCATTTTTGGTAATGGCTACCTCTACTTCTTTACCAACCATTTCCTGAACGGTTTTAAACACATCAGGATTTGCAAAGCTCATAATGTTTTGAGTACGGGGTTCACCATTGTAGGTGTAGGACACAGATGCCTTCCCATACTTGGACTTACCTTTGGCAATCCACTCAACATTAACATCAGTAATTTTAATCTTCAAAGACTACCTCTTTCATTTCTAATTTGTTAGGCCCATGCTGTACTTCACATGTCATAGGCAATGAGAATTTATAGTTAAATACTTGCTCACACAATTGAGGAATATCTTCAATTGATTCTTTAAGTATCTTACTAATATTATACCAGTTTTCGCTTGGAGTGTCAACTACAATCGAATCATGGATAGTTGAAATCATTTTTGCCTCTAGACCGGAGGCTTTAATTTTTTTAAATGCTTGTAGTCTAGCAAGCATTACTAAGTCTGCACCAAATCCCTGCACAGGATAGTTCTTGATAATCGTTAAAGGCCAAGGATTCCTCTTTCTCATGTCAGGAACAATAGGAAAGAACCTGCCACTAGGAATAACAAGTTTACCATTCTGTTGAGCAGAATATATCAAACGATCATGCCATGCTTTGATACCATAGTATTTTGCATAGTATTTGTCAATAACTTCCTGCCAAAATTTCTCTGATGCAGACACTCCCATAAAATCAGAATCGTGGGCATAGCTATAGGCAGAGCCACCATAAATTAACATTGTGTTAACTGCATATTCCTATGCAGATCAGACTATATCATCACCCATTATGGGGCAAGGCGCTTCGTACTGTTGTCAGTACTACTCCCTTTCGGGATAGTCGTTACACCTTCAAAGGCTTTCCAGCATTGATGCTCTATTTGATGACATTGCTTACAAAGCAATACTAGATTGTCAATACTATTATTATGTTTATTGTGGTCTTTATGATGCCCTACCCATTCATAATGAGTGGCATTCTTAATATCTTTTCCACAATGCTCACATAATCCAGTAGATTCTTTTCGTTCTTTAGCCCAACGTCTAAAGACACATCTACCATGTTTGTACATAATGTTATCTACACCAATGCCTGTAGAACTTCCAGACCCCTTACCATTTAAAATACCATGTTGATAATGCCATTTTTTTATGGAAAGTTTCTTCTTTTCTTTAGCACAACTAGTGCAATATTTAGAGTATTTACCAGTAGGTAAATATTCTATATTACATACTAAACAATTTTTTGATTTAAAATTCATTTAAGACTCCTATTAAATGTATACTTATTATTATACACTATTTTATTGAGTTTGTCAAACGAAATTTAAACACCTTTGCTTGGCTCGGTATTGTCCGTTCTGGAGGTTCACCGAATTCACCTTGTTTTACTTCCGCCTTAATTAACGGAATTTAAAAATCTTTGCAATTAATCTACCTTGCTTACCTTCACCTAAGCCAAAAGCAACTCGATTACCATCATGAATATCAACTTTGTCTATAATTTCTTGACTAAGTACTTTATCACCAGATAATTCTGCTGCTACTACTACCTCTAATCCTTTTACGTCTGCGTTGATTAAGATGAATCTTCTCCTATGATGGATACCTCGATATCAATAGTTTGTCTACTGCACCACTAAAGTTCTGCATATTGGGATTACTGGAAGAAAGACGACCAGTGGCAGCCACACATTGATTGTACTGACCATGAAGGTAAGCACCCCATTCCATCTTATCCAAAAGTTCTGGAAGTTTTCCATAATATGTATCCATAAGTTTAGCTAGTTCTGCGCGCTCTAATAAGAGTTCAATAATACGTTTGTGATTCTTGGTAGGAGTCTTTAATTGTTTAAGAACATCCTCAGAAGTCTGATAAATTGTATATTCAACTCCAGCTACAACACTTTTTAACTTTGTTTCACTACCCTTTAAAGGCTTAAAGAATTGGGGACACGGGAACACTTTGAAGTTATGAATTGTTTTTTCATACTCAGTTCCCTTTTTTTCACCACTCTTATAAATTGCCTTAACAGTTTCAGGATAATCTATCGCAAAGGCACCACCAAACAAAAGAGCGCTAAGGTGGTAACCGCTATCCAAATTAATATCTGGTGTAGGTGCGTATATGAGGAGTTCTTCATTAATCTCTTTCAGCTTTTCTGCTGTTTCATTTGCTTTTTCTTTACATAAATCCACATTAAGTAGAACGCCATTATATTCCATTTCTTGAAGCACTAGTAAATCTGCACCCATAACAAGACACAAACGCTTTTGTTCGTCAGACATTACTTCTTGCTGACGAAGATAAAGTTGGTATGTTAAAGAAACATCTTCATTATTGTAGTGTTTCAGTTCTTCTACTGGAATATCTATTGTGTCAATACCTAAAGACCAATACTCAGCTATCTTGTCATCCTTTAATGAAAAGCCATATTTAGCTAAACATTCATTTAGACTAGGGTAAGAACCTTTCTGTCCCGTAATAATAAACTCAGCTATCTGGCAATCCCAAATCCGACATTTATCAGGAACACAAACCCCTACTTTTCTAGCCCAATGAAGATCAAACTTAATGTTGAACCCAATTAAAAGTTTTAAAGTAGGGAAGATTTTTATAGCGTCTGTAAGGAAGTTGATATCTGTGTAGTAACTAAATCGTGGGGAATCATCATTACATTTCAAAGAATAGGAAACCAACTTGTTACTCGCCGTAAACGGATTTCCTTTATTCTTTGTAGTAGTCTCTACATCGAAAGTAGCTATCATTATTTATTCATATAAGACAATATCCTTGTATCTAGCAATTTCAGGTTCAATCAATACGTCAAACCTAGCGTGGCGTAAGTGAGCTATTGTGTCTTCGTCACCCACCAGCTTGTTCTTAGACAAATTGAGATACCGTATATACTGTGCACCTTCGTCATTAGTGCGGCCAATACCGAGAATGAAGTCAGCCTCAGCCTGCTTCGAGGTCTTAGCATTTGCAACGTGACCCATATGGAGCCATTTTTGGCCTTCCGCAGTGCCATCCGCTTGGCAAACTCCAATCGACGGGGCATACTTTTTCGCAAGTTCCCGTGCCCATTGATAGATTGCACCGTATACAAGGTCATCCCTATCGGCTTTGAATCCCTTAATCTTATCAATCTGATCGTAGATAATGAGCGAAGGAGTGTACCTTTGCAGAATACGTTCGACTTCCGTTTTTTCGATGCTGGCATCGTCTTTAAGGAGTAGAAACCTACCTTTCGTCTGTGCTTTAAATTCATCACGATACTTCTTTACGTTGGACATAAGCTGATCTAGACGTACCCCGAAATATGCTTGGTACATACGTAGCATTACCTTGTCACTTTGCTCTTCATTGTTAAACCATACAATAGGACGGTCATCTTTTAGTTGGGTCAACATGTGACTAACTTCCGAAACTAAAAAGGTGGTCTTTCCTGTCTCTGGTCTAGCAAACAAAAATCCGAAATCTCCTCGTCTAAGACTGCCTAGGCTTTTATTGAGGCAATTGAGTCGCCATCTTAAACCGGGAGTAGTGATTGCAGATTGTACAATCAACTCTAAATCATCAGAAACAAATAGATTTTCTGTGGGCTCTTCTAATAAAGGAGAGCCTTCTGTTAATTCTTGGTACAGACTCTCTATGTCAGAAGTCTCTTTATCCGAAGAAGCTAGTTGAAAACAAGCCTCAGACAGTTTTAAAGCCGTTTCCCGGCGTTTAATCTGTTGAAGGATACGCACTCCTACCTCGTCATCTAAAGTCGTTTCTGACAGGGTTTTGAACAGTTCTAGGTAGATCACCTTATCTGCTTGTGGGTACTGGATAAAGAACCAAGTTTGAAGATCATCAAGAGAGTAGTCGCTAGAATTCTTTTCTTGCAGACCACTAATACTTAGGTATACATAATGTAGTTCCTTGTAGTTATCCTTGATGTAGGATAGATTGATGTGTTTAAAATATTTTAAATAGTTATCCTTCTTTAGAAGGAGTATTACTAAATCTCTTTCTGGTAAATAATTCACTATTTCCTTTATATTTATATTATTACATTATTAATATAATATATTAATATTATTATATATTAATATAAATATTATATCCTAAACTAAATCTTTTGTCAAGAAGATTTTGAGTTATTTATAAAAATTCATCGGGAACTTCTACTTTTTCACCGAGCTTGGACGCCACGTAGCTGCCCCCGGTGCTGGTGGCAGGGGCATCCAGTGGGTTGGATTGCTGGCTGTCGCATAGCCTCCCAAATAATCTTGGCTGTAAACAACACACCATTCCCAATCCCGATCAACACAGTTCCAGTAAACACACATAACGCTGCCAGAAGCGTCGCCGACAGGAACTGCATTCCAAACGAGAATTTCCGTACCATCCTTCGGCGCAGTCTCAATAGGCATCCACCCGGTCGGCGCTGCCGTGAGCGCTTCCAGCCTGCGATACTTTGTTGGCGTGTCGTGGCCATCCCACTTTTTATGGTAGTTCGGCAATCCGGCAAACAGGTGCGCTTGGGCCTCGCGGAAGTGCCAGGACACTTGCCCGGTTGGCAGGTCGATGTAAACACAACCGTGCCAATCCTCTGACCAGCCTTCAATCGCAGTCTTTGCAATGCCGGAGGGGAACAGCTTGGCAAGTGCGGACACTACCTTGTTTCGCTCCTCGTATGCGCTGTCTTTGCGCTGGCGCATTTCGCCGAGGTTGGCCGTGAGCGCTTCCAGTGCGTCGCATAAGATCGTGGCGTCCGCCTTGGGCATGTTGAAGGTCGAGATGTACCCGTACTTCTTGTTATCGGCTTCCACGGCTTGCCGCGTCCGCGCTATCAGGTCTTTGTGGTAAGTCATGCTTGTCCTTTCAGTGCGGCCTCGATGGCGCGGGCGAGGTGATAATTCCAGTGATCTGCTGGCATAACCATTTGTGGTCGCCACCCTTGCTTTGAGGAGTTGTATTCTCTAAACGACCTACTTGCAGCATCGGCGCAATCCTCAATCTGCGCATCCGTCAGTCTCGCGGTCTGCGCGGCTGGGTGGGTGTAGAGCGGGATACAGTTTCCGCAAATCCCACTCACATCGTCGGCCAAGAAAAACTCGCATTCGTCCGGGTCAGGGGCTTGATGCCAGTATCCGAAGGGAGTACCTTCTGCCAACACCGATGCGCGGCCTGCGTCGTAGGCTGTGCGGCAATGGGCGCGAAGTTGAGCTTCGCTGTAGCTCCATGGCGTTTTGATCACTTCGCGCAAAAAATCGGTGTAGTACACGTCGAACTCGGGCAGCGGCAATTTGTCTGCTGGGTGTGTCATTTTAAAAATCTCCTTACAATAGATCGAACCAATCCAATTCGATAGTACCAATGTTCATATGGAAAGACTTGTGGATTCCAACAGAATACATCCACCGGAGGCCCCACCATCGAATAGTCAGCAGGACTTACTTCTCCTGTACCGGGGTCATACTGTTTACCATCAAAGAAAGTAAGGGCATGGGCAAATCCTGCTCTCCAAGTTGATCTTACATTAATACTTCCTGTAACACCATCTAAAAATTTAAAGGCGTTCCATATAGAGGAGGGAAACTCTAAAGAAGAAGTTCTTGCTTTTAAAATTTCTACCGTCTTACCATTTACAGGAGCAGGAGCCCCAATGATGTTCTCAATATCTTGTACTGTGATAGTGAGTTTTCTAAACGGGTCTGCTTTATACAGTGCCTCTTGCATTGCTACCCAATAGGCATAGACAACACAATTAGCTCCTGTTTGTAGCGGATATTGTCTGGTCATTTAATAAACTCCTTTATTTCTTCTAAGGAATATTCTTTGGGGTCTTTGTCAGTTCTAACATACCATACAGGATGCCTTAAAACCGCCTTTAAACGCCCGATCTTTTTGGAGAGAAGGGGATACTGGTCAGAATCCAGCCAAAGGCATACAGGACGTTTTGCGTCCATTAAAACTTTTAAAGCATTGTCATGTATATGTGTGCCAAACAAACAAAGACAAGGACTAACTTGGGCTACTTTATGAGCAGAGATTAAATCCTCTACTAATACGACAGGCCCTTTCTTTTCTGGACTAAGTATTTCTACGTACTCGTGTCCATCCCCCCAGAATCTCCACTTTCGTTTGTCTGGTTGCATGGCTCTTCCGATTGAGAATTTGACAGGATTCCCAAAGGTAAGAACAAGGCGGGAATGTTCTTCGGAATAGCCAACAAACGGTTTCCAATACGAATATGGTAGTCCATATTGGAGTAACCATTTCCATGCCTTAGCTGGAACTTCTCTGGAGAAGTCAGCAGGTAACACATACTTTTCTTTGTCATCTTTGGGAACTTCTCTCTTTTTGGTCGCGAAGGTAGGGAACTCGTGATGACCACAGCTAAAGCAATGCCCGCTGCCATCCGAGTACCTACCTAGATTATCTCCTGACCTATCCCTACCCTTAGATATACACTTTGGACAGGGCTCATACCCAACATGTTTGGCCATCAAAGATCACCATTCATCATCCTCACCATACTCTTTGATAGGAACCCTATCAGGAAAATACTTTTGGTATACTGTAATTTCATTATGGTCATGATTGGGATTAATAAAAGTAGCTATTGCTTCCCATCCCCGTGTTTTCAATTCTTTCTGAATGTGGGGATATTGTCCAGTACCCTCTTTGAAAACAATTGCGTTAGAGTTCGACCTATCTTCCTTTGTAGTTGAATGGTACTTAGAAACTAAGGCTATTTGAGCATAGTTATACCCATCACAGTCATCTGAAATTCTTTCTTCCGCCCTTGTTACAAAATCTTCTGCCTGTTCCTTTTCAGTTTCAAACTCTTTATACCCCCGGTTAGTCCTTGTCTTTCCACCAAAAAGGCGTTCTTCCTTTTCAGAACCATATAGTCCATGAATTACTCCTATACCACAGCAATTAGGGTATTGGTCTACACCAAAAAGAATTCTAGGAAATTGTTTCTTACTCTTCGTCATCTGGAAACTCCATAAATTGATCTGAATCTTCTACTTGCTCATAAGGTTGTAAGTCTGAGCGACTAACTAACTTTACTTCTGGAGGCAACCAACTAGTACAACTGTTGCACATATTAACATACTCCCCAGACTCTTTATATTTTCTAGTGGCCTCAAATCCATTAAGGATTTTATCACAACAATCGCATCGCATTATTTAGCCCAATCAATAATGGCATCAGAGTACTTTTCCAAAGTAGTCCCCTCCATTCCGGGAGTAGAGTTTACCTCTAATACAAACAGAAGTTTATGGTGCTCGTTATAACCAATATCAACAGCACCCAAGGTATAACCCAAGGCATCAACTGCATCCAGAGCAAGCTTCCGCAAGCCATCAGGCTCTTCAATATCTTCCCGACAAAATACATAACCATTAGCAACATTACGAATGCGAGTGTCACGATCGGAATCATCGAAGTCCTTCTTCTTTCGCTTTTCCTGCACATCAAGTACAGTTCCATTCAAAACATGTACACGAAACTCTCGTTTCTTAGGGATGTACTTTGTGTATAAAGGAGCGTCCACAAGTTGCTCTTTATTATCTGCAAGAACTATTCCACGGCCCTCACTACCACGCAGTAAGGTACGACACACCACAGCATGTTTATCTTCATCAAACCATCCAGCAGCGACAGCCTTATCCGTAGTATACCCCGGACAAGAAACTCCAGCCTCTTTAAAAGTTTTAAATTGGGTGAGTTTGTCAGTACCCGTTCTGAAATAGAAAGCTTTTCGCTTACCTACTCGATCAGGGGTTACTCGAAAAACGCGATACCCTAACTTTTCAGACAGAGTATCTGCAAGTGCCTTAGCACTACGGGAACCAAGATTGGTGGGGACAATAACAATTTTAGCAGGCATAGCAAGCTTCCTCCGTATTCATTCCAGTGTAAAGTAGCTCAGGGTCTTGAGCTTCAAAGATCAGATAACCATCCTTAGAACCGGGCTCATAGGCTGACCAAGCCTTCGTTCTCAAACTAACACGATAGACTGCTTCACATACAGCAAATTGCATCACTGTTTCCTCAGTAGTCTTGGGCAGCACCAGCCGAATAACAGGGCCGGGGTCATTAATGGGAGTCATATACAGATAGAAATCTGTTTTGCTTCCCTCCACCGGGAGATAATCACAAACCCGACAAGTGACTGTCTGGCCATAGGTATACTCATGGTGTATCTTTTGAAAGTCATCTACTGTGTAACTGGCATCCAAACCTTTAGCCACACGTTTCTCAAAATCGTTAGTCTTGAGAGGAGTTGAACTACCCATAGAACGCTCGGCAACTCGCATTGCTCCAGAAGGATTGAAAGAGTGTGCCTGTTGACGCACATGACTGGTAGCCACTTGTTTGAAAGGAGTTGTACTCGGATAGTAAGTCGATACCGGATATGAGGTAGACTTAATTTCTTTGTGGTCAACTCCCCAAGAACGATTGGAAAGAGTATAGGTAACTAACAGATCATCTTGCAAGAGTTGGGGTTTCTGAGTAACGGTTAGGTTATGCCGTGCGGCAGCAAAATCAAGGAATGCCTTCTCACTAGCCCAAATGTAAGAGTCGTTGGTTTCCATCCACCACAAAGGACGCTGAGTGTTCCGAATAAAATTGAGAGTTCCCTTTTCAAAGTTATACCAGATCAAAGCATAAGCACCATTAATAGTGTTCAATGCCTTTTCAACATCCCCATTTTCCGATAGTACGTGGGCAATGGCATGGCTATCCACTTCAACATCAGCATGTTTTTTGTGGTCACCAAACAGAGTACCATTATGCACTAGAATAATCTTGTCGTCAACAACAAACGGGTGTGCATTTTCGTCAACGATATTTCCACGAGTAGCCTTTCTATTGTGGCCCACCAAAGCAGAACCATTAGAAAAGGCTTCCTTATAGATCGTGTCGTACTCTTTGGTGGTCAAAAAGATAGGCCCCATAGAGGCTTCCTTAGCACCACGAACATCCCCTTGATTGGAAATAGAAAAGACGCCCGTTGAATCTTCTCCACGAAGAGTATCCAAAAATAACAGAGTAGAAAACACATCACGTTGATCGTTAGAAAAACCATGACCACGCTTATTGATAACACTTACAAGTCCACACATATTAATACTCCTTAAAACTCAAACCCATTTTCTTGACCAGCCGCAACATTCACTTCATCACCCCCACCTACTACTACTGGTGGGACAACACGCATTTGTACACGCCGCCCCGGATCACGTGGGATAGGCGCTCCTTCCCGCATAACACGAGCGTTGTCCACAGGGCGAATACGATTTGCAGGAACCCACTGGTTCCGCAAGAGTTCTAGCTGTGCGGGAGGCACTTCTTGTGCTGGTTGTTCAACAAAAGGCCATTGGCCGGGTACTGCAGCAGCATTTGCAGCATGTCTAGCAAGCAAGGCGGCATCCATACCTTGCTCACGAAGGAGGCCCCGAGCTTGAAGAAGCTCTTCAATGGAGCCGGGTTGGGGTTTTAGAACAGCAGACACCTTAAACTTATCCCACCCAATCAAAGAGTATTTTGCGTTTACCACCCCTTTATACAACAGAGGTTCATACACATTTGTAAAAGGCAAGTACTTACCCATCACAGATTCGTAGAACTTTTTATATGCTGAGGTATCATTTAAAACTTTTAAAGTCTCTGTCAGTTCTTGCAAAGGAGTACGTTGAGCATAAGCAACCAAACTACCTAGAGTGTTAATCCAAGTAGTAAGTTTATTCATGTCCGAGGTACCATGCATGTGACGAAACTCTACTGTGCCTTGATTACCTAACGGAACCAGATTCAACGCCGTGTATTTTTGCCAACGAGAGACAGGCTTACCAACATTGTCAATAAGTTCCTGCACCATGTTGTAGTTATACCGGCACTGTGCCCACGGGATACAGTAGATATTGGTATCACGATAATGACCCACAAACTGAAACAGAATGCTTTCAAACACACTATACACAAGGCAAAGAGTACTTAATTGCTCAGGAGTCATGTCCAGCATGTTGACATGCACATGGACAGATGTTCTGTCGGTGTAGTTTTCCTGATTAAACTGTGTGGTTTGAAAGAATCCTTGTAGCTCTGAGAGCAAATGCCCCATCATCATGGGATTTGAAATAAACTCAAATGCATTTCCACGAAGAGAACCATCTTGTTCTACACGAAACCCACGAGAAAGTTTATCTCGATACCAGTCTCCATCATGGTCACAACGCTCTACTTCTAACTCAACTCCAAGGAGAAGTTGAGGAAAAGAGCATTCCCCCAAAGGAATTTTAGGAGCATAGATTTTGGGTGTTTTCAACCCAAAGATGTTTGCAATTGTCTTAGACATTTTCCACCTTTATGTTAGCGCGTTTGAAAGCATCCAGTAACTCTACCTTGAAAAGATCAGGGATAGTTCCCTTCCACACAAAGTCATCTGTAAATTTGCCAGACGCAATCAAAGAGTCATAGCAATACAGAAAACCTTTCAAGTCAATAGCAAACATGGAATTTAAAGCAATTCCAGTCCCTTTCTTGACCATGTGTTTAAAGGCTTTGTCAATAGGTAGCTCGTCTTGGTAGATAGGAACCAGAGTAGAGAAATCTACCGGCATCTTCCTAAGAGTACCATCTAATCTAGACACAGTAGTATTTCTACTACTAAGGCCACGTTGAAACTGTCGAGCAGGAATCCGCTTGACAAACAAAGGGCCATATTGCAATGTGTTGTACCAACCAGACTCAGGAGGAATGAACTCAAACCCAATATCACCTTCGGCATCTACATTGAGGTTGTACTTGATTCCATCTTTGTCTTGGAAGTCTACTTGACGACTACTGATTCCTGTCAAGATACACAATGTCCGTTTTGTTCCATGTTTGAAGTACCCATAGGTTCCTTCATAACGCTGACGGAAATTCTCTTGCTCACCAGAAAGAAACTTCTCAAACATTTACTACCTCCAAGTTCAACTGCTTGACTAACTGATTGGCTACATCTTTGTTATTGTTATCTATAGCGTCAAGAATCTGGTCTGAATATTCCTCTACGGGGAACTGTGCAACCACAGCATCAACAGCACGATGCGTATTTTCCCAAACCCATTGACGTAGCCGAGGGTTAAAAATCCAGAAGTTACTCAACGTCCGGTACTCAACCCCATAAGGTTTAACTCGATAAGCTCCACGCTTACCGTACAACTGTTTGCGTTTTTCATCCTTGTCCATCAAAACAGACGGGACACCAAGAAATAAATCCATGCAACGAACCACGCGCTGAGGAGAATCGTCTCCAAGCTCCTTAACATTGTACCCAATATGGACGTGTCCTCCACAAGATCGGAGGTTAGGACTCGGTGCTCGAGGACGAGGATTCTTCTTACCCGTCCACGCATTGAAGTCGGGGTCACACCCAAACTCTTGCGCTGCGGGATGTTGAAGTTCTTTGTCGGGAAAGTCCGCCGAAGCCAGTTCTCCAATAGTAAAACCATAAGACTCCTTCACCCCATCATTTAAAAATTTTAAAGTCTTTCCAATGGACTCAACAAACTCTTCCACACGATTTGCAGCAGGGATGTTGAACTCCATTGCTACGTTGTCTTCCTGAACACAATACCCTTCTCCCAAAGGTAAGGGCATAGGGGCTGCTTTTGTTCCACCAATCTTTCCACATGAAGCAATCAGTTGACCATGAAGGTCGGTCAGGAAAACTTCGGGGTCACAACCAAGTTTTAGTTTCATAGCTACTCCTACATATAAGCATGTTTGTTAATCAAAGTTACAGCTTCTTCATAGGAAAGAGTCTTCCGATCAGGATGGTTAGGGTGCTGGAACACCACCAAAACCATAT